AGTAGTGTTTGACCCATTGGGTCATCAGGGCCGACCAGACCGTGGCGCCTAGCAGCGTCCAGAGCGCCTGGGCCGTCACCGGAAACATGTCGAAATTCATCGTCTCACCTCCGTTATTGTAGTTCCCCGGCGGTCGCCTCGCGGCCGATGACAAGCGGCATCGGCTCCGTGTCGATCCACACGCCGGCAAAACTCCAGTGGTCGCCCTGGTACAGTCCGACGCCGACGAGCTCGTCGCCGCCGTCTACGCGCCACGTATAGGGGCCGGGGTTCGGCGGGTAATATTTGGCGAAGATCGGCACATCGATCCAGCCGGCAGCGGAGCGGACCGTATCGCCGTCCGGCCAGTACAGCCGGAAGTCCACCGGCGCGGCCGTCCCCACCACCACGCCGAAGACGTTGTGGTCGGCGCCCATCTGCGGCGCGCCCATCCACGGCTGCGCGCACGCTGGCGCGTCTGCGATGTCGCCAAACTTCCACGCCCAGGCCGCAACCAACTTGTAGCGCGCCGTTGGCCGGATATTGAGCGTGACCCCCATCTCTTCGAAGCGCGGGTCAACGCAGGTCAAATAGCCTGGCGCCGGCGTCGCAGTCGGCGCGGGTGTAGATGTCGCCGGCTCCACCGTCACCGGGAATGGCGTTGGGCAGTCCGGGCACGGGGGGCAGGGCTGGCACGCCGCCAGCAGCAGGACCAGGATCCAAAGCTCTCTCTTGTTACGCATTGTCGCTCCTCGCAAGCTCCATCCAGCCGCCAGCGCCGTACTCCATCAATACGATGGCGTCCAGGCGGTTGCTCAGCGCCATGTCGCCGGCCAATGTCAGGTTGCCCGTGCCGTCCTTGACTGTCACGTCGTGCAGGCTGCTATTCGTGCGTAGGACTATGATTGTCCCCGCCGTGCCCGTTACATCAATGGTATCCAGGTCGTCCGTCGCCGCTCCGCCCTCTGTTTCTAACAGGATATAGCTCGCCGTCGGCGTGATAGCTCCATCGTCAATAGTAATGCTCGCCGCCTTCAGCCTCAGCCATCCGAGCGACCCGTCCAGCCCCGTAAGACTAATCTCATCGCTCCCGCCGTCCTGATGCGACGCCTTGTGCGCGCTCGGCGTTTGCGCGTCAGCTAACTTTCCTGACAGCCCGGCGACGCTGATTTCGTCGGCTCCGCCGTCCTGATGCGTTTTGGCATGGAGCGGGATAGCCGCCGTTATCCCGGCGGACTCTAGATGCCGCACGCGCGCGGATAGTTGCGCGATAGTCTCGACTAGTTGACGCAGTATGTCAGCTGGCATCCTCGAACCTCAACTCAATCTTGTCGGGCGCGCCCATGCTAATGTCCACTTCTATGATTTTCAGTACGGCCTCTGTGTTGCGGTACTTGGCCGAGACAATATCGCCCAGCTGGTAGTCCACGCCGTACTGCACGCCGAGAGATTGCAATGCCTGAAAGCTCATCGTCGTCTTTGCTCGCGCCGCATCCAATTCGGCGTCCCCGCGCGCTTGTAGGATGCTGACCTCAGTTGTGTCTCGCGCGTCGCGCATAACCTCAATACGGTCTATCCCACTCGGCACGCTTGCGCCGGGCCGCCATACCCATAGCCGGCTGGCGTCTTCGCCTGGCCCCAGCACCAGCGCCATATTCGCCGATGCTGTCTGCTCCACTAGCTGAGGCTCTAGCATGTTCCCGAACCCCGCCGCAAAGACGACGCTATTGCGCCTGTCCGTCCCCCGTTGTCCAGGATACCAGCGAAACTGCCACGCCGCCGCTCCCGTGCCCACCACGTCAAAATCGCCGCCGCCGATGGATGCAATCTCCTGCAATACCTCAAGCAGGTTGCGGTAGGCGCGCGCAATGGCGACGGTGTTGCCCCCGCCGCTGTTCGCCTGAACCGTGAAGCCGCTAATGGCTCGCTCGCCGATGGCCGGAGAAACGATTTGCTCGCTCACGTAGGCTTTGGCTACCGTCTCCGCTTTGCCGCTTTTCTCCGCCCCACTAGACCCGGCGTAGGCGGCGATGATGCGCCGGCGCAACAAATCCTGATAGCCCACGCCCTGACTGACGAATGTCTCTCTCCCGTCGCTGTCCTGCTGCCATTCGGCGTTGCGATGGAACCCTTCATATTCCAGTTGCCAGTCGTGGCCCGCCGGCCGGCGCCAGACCTCTAGCTGCCCGTCCACAACAAAGAGGCTCACGCGACTATCATCGGCGTTGAGCGTTAGCTCGTGTATCGCTACATCGTTCACCCGCCGCGTCAGGCGCAGGCTCAATAGATTGTCCTGCGTGAACACGGCGACCAGCGCGCCCGCTTTGTTCTTGAGCCGCACCTGATAGGCCGCCTGCATCTCACGCCCCTACATAGCACAAGAAAATCAGGCAGTAGTAAGGCGGCATGATGTCTTGTGTCGCCGAACCCGCCGACGCCGTCGAGCCGCTTATGGTATGAGCCGTCGCGCCGCCGGAACCGGTGTTGCCGATGACATTGTGCTTGTGCCCTGCAGAGACGGTGTCAGCGCCCGCTCCAGCTTCTACTTCAAGCCACTGACCAATCGCAGCAAACGCCGACTCGATGTTGACGGGATGGGTATGCGATGAGTGCGCCGCGACGGCGATGCCGCCGACGCCGTGCGTATGCGCTAGGTCCTTCGTCGCCGACCCGCCCGTATCCCCCTTCGTGTACGTCGCGCTCTGAGCAATGACGAACTTGTCCGCCAGGTTGGGCGTGACAACGCCGTTCTCGGTATCGCCGTTGCAAATGTGCCAGGCGATGTTAGGCAGGCCGGTGACCGGGTCTACCGGATAGTGGCCGTTCAGCGCGCCGCTCCACATAATAATCTCGCCCTGCATACGCTTGACGGCGGCGGCAAGCTTGGCGTTTGTGACTGCGCCATCGGCGAGCTTGGCGTTTGTGACTGCGCCAGTGTCAATCATGGCCGCGTTGACGGCGCTCCCGAAATGACAGTAGGCTCGCTCATCGGTAATGGTAATCGCGCCGGCGGTCGTGATGCTCACTTGCGCCAGACTGATTTCCCATATTACGCCGTCATTCTGCGTTAACGCCGGGGCCCCGCCGCCCTCAGCTCCAGCCAGACGCGCAATGCGCACCGTCTGAGCCGTATAGTCGGCGCGCAAGACAATACGGTCAATGCGCGTCGCGCCCGTCGGCGTCGGCACGTCCACGTTCTTCGCGGCCGTGTTTTTGTAAAACTTGCCGTTGACAAATGCCGCGCCGCTTCCAACCGAAACCGGACTGCCCGCGCCGGTGACATTCAGTTGCCCTAGCGCCCCAACAAGGACGCCCTCAGTGGCGTGCTGGCCGGTGATAAATGTGAACCGATATAGGTCGTCCCAGGCGTTCGCCGCATACGGCCCGCAATCCCCGACTCCGCCCGACGCTGAATTGCCATCCCAGGGCAGTGATACTTCAGCCATAATCTCCTCCTACACTCCGATGTACTGGTCATGCCAGCGCAGAGTGATGGCCGTGTGCGCTCCACCATCTGTGCCGCCAAGCGATAGGGCGTTAATGCCCTCCGGCGCTTCTGGACTTGGCGCGAGATGCCACGTCGCCAAATCCGAGTCTTCCGACAAGGTGTCTATCTCATTCGTGTTGTCCGTGATGTTCCAGACCGTCTTCTGCAATGGGCTGAGGTCAATTCGCACCACGTCATTGTCGGAGATGGTCGTGACCAATTCCAGCCTCTCGCCGGTCGTGCTGTTGACAATCGTCGGGTTAGTGATAGGCCCGCGAATGTCTATCTGCGGGTACGCCCGCCATGTGCCGGCGTAGGTTAACGCTATCTCCTCGGCGATGGTCAGTGAGCCAAACGTGATGCCGCCGTCGCCGAATATCCAGGGCAGCACGCCGGCGTCCCATGTCTTCGGTATGCCGACGACCAATGAGGTCGGGTTGGTAGCGTACCAGATGGGATTGTGCGCCCGCAGCTGAAGCGCCGCCGAGAAGTCTCTTAATCCCAGGCTCCCGTCCGTCCCTAGCTCCGCCCCCGCCTCATAAGCGACATCTATATCGTAGCTCTCGCCCGTATCCCCGATAACGAGCCGCAGTTTCAGGCCGCTGAAGCGTTTCAGCATCTCCAACAGCGCCCGCCGTTCCACCCAGTAGGTCGCCCTATCCGGCTGCCATTGCAATATCCCGACCGTGACCTGACGCGGCTCTAGCCGCACGTCCAGCAGTGTGTCCCCGTCCTGTCGCGGCGCGCGCTGTACTATGTGCGTTACCGGTGGCATCCCAATGCCGCCCAGGAACGTGCCGTAACGCTGACTGGGGATTTCATGCACCTGGTACTCGGCATCACCCTGTACTAGATATAATATCTCGCTCATGTCTTGGCCGCCTGTAAATCCCAAAGCAAGTCGCCGGCGATGAATTGCCCCGTGCCTTTTCCCGACCCTTCCGCTAACAGGTCGCGTATCTCGGTTAGCAGGGCGATGGCCCGATAGTCAAATCGCACCCCGGTCTGCTGCCTGCCGCCGCTCAAGGGCACGACCGCTTCCGGCCCGCGCTCGCCCAGCACCGCTAGCGTCGGACGCGTGACAATGCCGCCCTCGGCGAGCCACGCCACCATGTCGCGTAGAGCACGCCAGTTAACGCCAATGTCAATGTCCGGGATTTTGACGCCCATCGGCCCCTCTCGCCAGACGATGCGGAACGTCGGGATAGGCAACTTAACGCTGCCCATCGCTTCCTTGAGAGCGGTTATAATGTCGCGCCCAAAGTTTCCGGCTCCCGTCACCATGTTCTCGAACGACGTGCGGAAAATATCCCAAATCTGCCCCCAGACCGTTTTGAAGAAGTCCTTCACGGCGTTGAAGGTGTCCGTGATGCGCGTTCGGATAGCCCCGGTGGAGCGGAACGTCTTATCCCAAAACGACGACAGCGCACTGCCGAGGATTTCGTTCATCTTGCCCCATACTTCTTTCCAGAAGTCCTTTACGGCGTTGAAAGTGTCCGTGATTCTCGTTCTGAGCGAACCGGTAGAGCGGAAGACTTTATCCCAGAACGCCGACAGGGCGTTGCCGAGGATTTCATTCATCTTGCCCCAGTGCGTTGTCCAGAAGTCCTTCACGGCATTGAAGACGTCACTAATGCGCGTTTGGATTGCGCCGGTAACCTCAGTAACCTTGCCTGAGATGGCGTCGAGCACGCCAGTGAGTATCTCGCTTATCCTATTCCAGATAGATTGCCAGAAGTCCCGAATGGCCGGCAATATCTCGTCAACAACGGCCTTGATGGCGTTCATCGCATCTCGCCAAATCGTCTGCAACGCCCCCCAAATCAGCGCCGCCGCATCCTGTATAGTTTGCCACGCGCCTTCCCAATCGCCGGTGATTAGCTGCATGACGGCCTTGATGATGTCCATGATAACGTGAATAACGGTGTCAATGGTCGTCTGAATGGTGTTCCATACCGATTGCGCAACAGTTAGGATAGCGGTCTGATGTTCATTCCAGAACCCAGCAATCCACCCTACAACCGTCTGTATGACAGACCACACGGCGTTAAGGACGGTTTCAATAGTCTGTTGAATTAACGGCCAGTTTTCTTGCAGCCACAAGATAATCTCGCCAAACTCTGTCCAGATAAATCCCGTTACAAGTCCAACGACGGTCTGCACTATCGTCCAAATAGCGTTCCAAACTGTCTCAAACGTCGCTTGGATTGCGGGCCAGTGCTCATTCCACCATGTGCTGATAGTCGTGATAAATGCCTGCACATAAGGTAGAATGAGGTCTATGGCGGTCTGAATGGCCAAATAAATCTTGCCCCACACTTCAGTGACCAAGTCACGGATGCCGAGGAAATTCGTTGAAAACGCCAGCGCCAATGCGACGATGGCGGCAATCACAAGACCTATCGGCGAGAGAAGCAGCCCGACGGCGCTCACAATCGCCCCTAGAGCGACCAGCAACGGGCCGGCGGCGGCGACCACGCCCGCAATCACCAGCCCGATGTTGAGAAACTTCGGGTCTAGCTCAACCAGCCGCTCAATAACGCCCTGTAGTTTCTGCACTAGCGGCGTGAGCACATTCTGGATAAGCGGCGTGCCGACGGTTATCATGAACGTCTGGATTGCGCCCTTTAACTGCTCCACCGCCGCATTGAACCCTTGTGTGCGCACCCCGGCCACCTCTTGCGCCGACGCCGCGCTGTCAATAGACTGAGCCATTGCATCCCAGCCGCTCTTGCCCTCGGAGAGCAGGGTCGCCATCGCCTTCATGCCGTATGACCCGGCCAGTGTCTGGATAGTCTGATTCTTCTGTTCCTCGCTGAGGCCGCTCATCGCACTGCCCAACTCGTCAATAATCTGCGGCAACGGCTTGAGAGCGCCGTTCTCGTCATACAGCGTCACATTAAGGTCGGCCAGGGTATCCTGAACGTCGCTGGTCTGGCGCATGAGGTTCACCATCATAGACTTGAGCGCTGTGCCGGCCTCGGCCCCCGAAATGCCGCGCGTCGAGAGTAGTGCTAGTGCGGTGTTAGTATCCCCCAGCGAGTAGCCGAACTGCGCCATCGTCGGCCCGATGTTCTTCAGCGCCTCCGTGAGGTCGGAAACCTCGGCGATGGACGCGTCGGCAGCGCCCACAAAGCTGTCCGCAATTCCGGCCGCATCCTCGGCCGAAAGACCAAAGGTCGCCATCGCGACGGCAACAGCGTCGGACGCTTCCGCCAGGTCTATGTCTGATGCCGCAGCCAGGTCAATAGACGCGCGCAACGCCCCCATGAGCGGCGTCGTGCCGCTAATGTAGCCTTGCAGGTCGCCGAAAATGTCGGTCGTGTCGAGGCCCGCCTTGTAGAACGTGGTCATGGCGTCGGCGGCCTCCATCGCGTCAATGCCGACCAAATCGGTGTCCGCGCCGACCTGAATAGCGGCCTTGCTCAGGTCGCCCATCGCCGTGCCGCTGCTGCGCGCCGCAATGCCCAGCACATTCATCGCCGCCTCAAAATCGCCGGCGGCGTTGGCGGCGGCTCCACCTATCAGCGCCAGCGGGCCGGTTACGCCGGCGGTGATTGCGCCGCCTAGCCTCATCATTTGCGAGCCGGCGGTTGTCAGCGACCGCCCAAGTCCGCCTAGCGACCCGCTAGCGCTGCTTATCGCGCGCGACGCCTGGTCGCTGCCTTTTATGATGATTTCGACCGTGTTGCCTGGCATTGCCTGCTCGCCTTATCCCTACCGCCCGCCCTTCATGCGCTTTGCCTCTACCTCAGCTTCAATCGCCTGGCATTGCAGATGCCGTAGCACGCGGACGGCGTGTTCCTGACTCAGTTGACTGGGCGTGCAGTGATACATTATGCACGCCCGATACTCCACATATTCCCAGGGCGGCCCGCCGGCGCTCAGCCCGTATAGATGCTCAATTAAGCGCCGGCGGAAGCTCCCCCCTCTGTACGCTCTCGCACCGCCTTGCTGACAGCCTGGGCGATAAGCTGCAAGTGCTTCATCGCATAGCCATGCCCGCGCACGCCGCCGACGATGAGGCCGTCCAATAAGTCCAGCAATTCGCCGCCGCTCAGCGTGCCATTGCCGGCCTTATCGAACTTGTCCAGCGTCTCAATAGGCATTTCATCTAGGGCGTTCAGGTCGACTTGAACCTTGATTCCGCCCTCAGGTTCGTTATCCATAGTATTCTCCTTTATCGCGCACTACTACGTGCTTGCCGTTGCCTTGACTAGCTCGCCTGTGCCGGCCCCTTCGGCGGTGATAATCACCGGGTCGCCGGCCGTCCCGTCAAACGGAAGCTCCACGCTATTGAAAATCACGTTGCCCGTGAATGTCCAATCGCCGGCGCTCCCGCCCTTTGGCGTCACGACAATCTCTTTCGGCTTTGCCCCCTTCAGCGCCGCCCAAATCTTGTCCAGCGCCTCCGAGGTCACTTCAGTGTACAGAGCCTCAATCGAGATTTCCCAGCTCAGTTTCCCCGCCGTCGTCAGCTTCCAGTCGCCGTCGAACGTCGCCGTCTGTTCTGTGTCCAGCGTCGTCGTCAGCTTCACGTTGTTTGCGCTGCCGCTTATGTCCTGCGAGTCCACGCTGATGCGGCAGTCCCTCGCGCTGATTTGTCCAGTCGTCTGTGTCATCTTCTATCACCTCTTCTAATTCTCTCGTGACTGGCGTCGTAGCCAGCCGAACACACTGTTTCTCTACGAGTATGCGCTCCATCTCGTCTGACATGTCCAGGCACACAATCATGCCCGGTCGGTACAACACGCCCCGATGCCTCAAGTTTTGCAGGATTTCATATTTCTTCACCTCTTTCACCCCCGTCCTGTTACGGTTGCTACTACGCCCCAATAGTCTGCGCCCGCCACACTTATCATCGCCGCGCGGATGCTCCATGAGAGCGGCGCTTTGCACACATGCACCGTCCTGAGCGCCGCCGCCAGATTGTCCAGCGCCGCCACTTGCCGGGCGAAGTTGTGCGCCTGCATGCTCTGCGCCGCCGGCTCAATGGCTACAAAGACGTCTACAGTCAGCGTCGGCCACCCGCCGCCGGTCTGGAATGTGAGCGCCGCCTCGTCGCCCTTCGGCGCTTGACACCACAACGCCGGCAGGTCGGCTGTGTTCAGGGCCGCCGGCGGCCCCTGATACGTCTTGGTCACACCCGTCACCGTGAGCGCCTCGATGGCATCCACAAAGGCCGCGTAGGTTGTGATGGCCATCAGAATACCCCCAGCTTGCGGTATCTGTCCAGGAGTTGCCGCACGTCCGCCGGCATCCCTTTAGGCACCGTGATGATCCCCTGCTCCGGTAGTGCCGTCACGTCGAATACCTGCGCATCCTTCTGCCGATAGTAGTAGGCCGCCAGCCGGATGCAGGCGTGGATGATGTCGTCGGGGGGCTCTCGGCTATATCCCCACAGGCCATATACCTCGACCTCGCCGTCCGCGCCGAAATCCCACGAGTAATCCGAGGCGCTCTTGAGCCTTATCTGATGATAAGGCGGCCCGACATTGCGCGGCAGGAGCCAGTAGGCCGTGATGGTCTTGCCCTCGCCGTTGGTGATGGTGGTGGCAGCGTAGAGGTCGCCATCCAGGCTCAGCACGTCCTTATCCACGGCATCCGTATTGTAATAGCGCGTGCCGTAGCCGGCCGCAAAGTTGCGCCCCGTATAGGCATCGATAGCAGCGCTCGCCCGATCTAGCAGCTCCATCAAGAGCAGGTCATCGCCACCATCCGCGATAGCCAGATAGCTTTTCAGCTCAAATATAGTCGCATAGGCCATCAGATATACTCCACTCGGTACATGCGCCCAATCCTCTCCTCATCTGGGTCTGGCCAGATGATACGTGGCGGCCCCATAACGCCGTACTGGATGGGGAATGTGGTTTGGTCTATCTCCATCGTCATGTGCCCGCACACCACGCCCAGATCGCACACCTGCCTAAAGCCGTGCTCCTGCGCATCCAGCGCCAGCCCCCAGTCGCAGCAGGCTACGCCGTGCTTCCGGAATGGCAGCTGCTCCAGCACGTGCCGCCGGATAAGTGTGCAGCCATTGCCAATCCCCTGCACCTCGACCACCTGCCCCCACAGACGCCGCGCCAGCTCAGGCTGGTCAGATAGCGAGGTACCGCTCTTATCGGAGAGCTCGACATACGCGCTCCATTTATGGAAGCTCTGATTCCGCCAGCAGTACAGGCCATAGGCGATGTCAGCCTCAGTACCCCATAGTTTCAGCAACGTATCCGGTGGCACAATCATATCATCCTCGACGCACAGCATAGCATCGTACCCCCCAGCCAGTACCAGGTCACGCCCATGATTATACTTGGCCGTCACAACCTTGAACCTCTCCTGCTTGTCGCATCCTGGCAGCGCGTCGTTACCCTTGTCAAAGACGATGTCCAGCCGGCCAGGCCATTCCAGGCGGAGGATGGACTGCAACGCCCTGCCATACAGCCTCAGCATCGGGACGTAGACTAGCACGTCGGGCATCGTTGCACCTCGCTATAGAATGTCTCCGGATCGTATTCCCGCAGGCCGGCGGGGTCCTGGATGAACCGGTGCCCCGGCTGGATTGGGTCGAGATGCGTGTGCCAGCCGCGCCGGCGGTTGTGCGGCGCGTAGCGGGGCCGGCGGTCGACAAACACTTTGCGCTCGCTCTGCGCCTGAGTGCGGAACGGGTAGTGCCGAATGATGAACGTCTCGCCGTAGATCACGTGCGGCTCGGTGGTGACGCGGTGGCCCCCGTCGAGGAGCTTGACCGCCGCCGCCATCCACGCCCGCTCGTTGACCAGCCGGCCCGGCGTCCAGTGCTGGAAGTACTGGACGGGATCCGCGTCGGCCGTCCAGCCGTCGTCGATGGGATGGAAGGTCGCCGTCCGCCAGTCGACCACCGTAGCGCCGGCGGCCGACGCACGTGCCAGCGCCTGGGGGAGCGCCACGCCGGGCCACGGCGACTCCAGCACCTCGTCGGCGCCGAAGATCGCCCGCCAATCGTAGCGGCTGCCGAGCTGCCGGCTGAGCTGCTCGATGCGCCCGTTGATCTGGTCGAGGTCGAACCACTGCGGAGCGCGGTCGCCAGGGAATCGCTCGACGTTGAGCCGGCCCTGCCAGCGGCCCGTCTCCTGCATCAGCCATTCCCATGTGCCGTCGGTCGACCAGTTGTCCAGGACCCACGCGTCGACGCCCTGGTCGAGCAGCCGGCGCAGCGTCCACGGCAGGATGTCGAGCTCGTTGTACACGTAGGTGAACGCAATGACTCTCATCAGCTCCTACACTCCGCCAACAGCCAGCGATGCCGCACAACGATCTCCACGTGTGGCCAGACCTCCGCGAGCAGCGCCCGCAGGGAGTCGGCCGTGTACGTGCGCAGGTGCGTCGGGCACTCCGCCGGCCCCATCGTATTGTTGGGCACGGTGAAGATCGCCCGGCGCGCGTGCGCGTAGGCCATGCGCACCGCGATCGCCGGCGCCTCCAGGTGCTCCAGGACCTCGGTGCAGGTGACGACGTCGACGGATGAGTGGAGCGCCTTCCCTCGCCAGCGTCGCACGTCGTACACCTTGGCCGCGATGCCTTCGGCGTGCATCTGTGCTACGGCCGCCGGTGAGAAGTCGACCACGTAGGGCACGTGGCCGGCGGCCTTGGCCAGCCGGGCGATGCGCGAGACGCCGCCGCCCAAGTCCATGACGCGCTTGGGCGGCTCGCCGAAACGCCTCACGATGTAAGCGGCTATCTCGTCTAGCTGTTTGTCAGCGAGATAGCTTTCGCTCTCATCGCCGCCCCAATAGCGGTCGTAAAACTCGGCCGTGTTCGGGTTCACCATGACCCCTCATCGCATACCGCCCCCGGCGGGCAGGGCGGTGAGCAAAGGAGAAACTCTGCCGCTCCGCCCGCCGAGGCCTCAGGATGTTACGCTACAATCTCGTCCACGCTCGCCAGGTCATAGTCGCTGGCCGGCTTATGATAGCCAGTCCCCAGCGCCACAACGCTGACCAGGCTCGCCGCCGTCCCTACGGTTAGCTTGCCCCGCACATAGCGGTTGGCCGGGTCTAGCTCATCGGCTCGCACCTCGACAATGACCTGCTTGTTGTCGTCCGTGCTGGCGTCGGTCAACTGCGTGATGCTCTTACCACTGATTACAGTAGTCGGCGATGTCGTCGCGCCCTCACAGACGCCGAAGTCCACCGTGCTGCTTGAACCCATCACCCCGACTGAAAGCACGAACAGGACGCGCTCCCAGCACGACATGTCAATAGCGTCCGTGTAGACCGTGCCCGCACCCTGACTGACCGGGTCAATGGTCGCCACAAGCGCCAGTTGTTCGGAAAGCATTTCCATGTTATTCCCCCTCTATCTTACTTACTTCAGCGCCACAAACGGCGAGACGGTCGTAGACCCGTCGGTCAACGTGACGACATTGCTCAGCCAGGGTCTGCCGTCAATTCTCTCAGAGCAGCGCCATGTGCCCTTGTTGGACGTAAACGCGTAGTGTTCCGAGAAGTCAACGGCGAACTCGCCCATGTCGTAGATGAGATACTTGCTGAAGTCGGCCAACAGCAGGTCGCCCTCGCTGCCCAGCGCCGGCAACTTCTCAGTCACCAGCACCGGCATGCCGAGAATCGTGCCCGGCATCGCTGAAGCGGCGTTGGGCTGCCACACGAGATGGCCCTCAGTGTCCTCCATCAGCAACAGCTTCGCCACCGCTGAGCGGCTGACCAGCCACACGCCGGTCTGCCCGAAGAAGGCCGCGAACATCCCCGCCAGGTCTTCGTAGACAATATCGTTCACGGTTTTGCGGTTGACGGTCTTGAGGCACTTTGCGTTCAGCACGCCCAACGGCTTCGCTACGCCGTTGCCCCGCAAGAAGACATAGTCTTCTTGCCAGGCGAACGCGCTGGCGAACAGCGTCTGGATTAGCGAGACAATGGACAACCCCGCCTTTGCGCTGTCTTTGGCGATAGCGTTGCTAGCCTGAGTGTAGCCGCTAATCTCGTGCACGGTCATGGTCAGCATGTCAAAGTCGGCGTTAGTCTCAGTTTTCGCCCCCGCCTCTTCAGTCCAGTGCAGATGCACGCCGCCGTACCAAACCGGGTCGCCGGCCGTAGTCGGGCCGCCCACCTGGTCTAGCACTGGGATGTTCATGACCGGCAGCTCGGCCGGGATAATGGTCGCTCTAGGCCGCACGATGGCGGTCTCCTCCATCAGCTTCAGCAATTCCGCCCGGAACGCCTCCGGCACGAGGAACCCGCCCAAAGCGCCTTCACTTTCGACCTGCGTGCTCTTGAACTCCTTCGCCAGGTATTTCACGTCCTTGCGCCGCACCGCCAACAGGAAGTCGGCGAAGTTTTTCTTGCCTTCTTGCGACTCGACGGCGGCGTCCAGTGTAGCGTATTCGCCTGTCTTCTCCGGCTTTTCAGCCGCCAGGCGCTTCCAGACCTCCTCGACTGCTTTAGTAGCGGCCTTGGAAACCGTCTCCTCGATGTCAATCTCTCCCATCATAACCTCCAATGCTTTTTTGGCTCCCTGTTGCTCCAGCGCCTCTGTCGCCGGCAGCGTTACAGCGCCGTCCTTTGGCAGCAGACTCTTGACGCTCGGCTCAACTAGAGCTAACGAACGCAGCTCACTAACGCCTAGCGTCCTCGGCTCGGCTGGGACGGGCGTCAGTGAGAACTCCACAATCGGCCAGACGGTGATGCGTTTGCCCTCGCACCGCGCCAGATGCCCAGCAGTGGCGCTCGAAACGCCCAGCGCCCCTTTCTCGATCAGTTGCATCACCCCGTCCATATATTCCTGATGTCTCTGCAGCTGCATCTCCAACCACAAGCCCTCGTCCAGCGGCTCTATCGTCGTCGTATGGCCTAGCACTTTCAGGCCCAGCGACGCGTCGAAGCTGTGATCGTAGAGCACTGGGCGCGGCCCCGGCAGCTTGTCTAGCCAGAAATCGGTATCCTTACTGAAACTCTCCCCTTGTAGGTCTTCACCGTCAAACAGCACGCCCCAGCCGGCTAGCGTTACAACGTCGCCGTCATCGGACTTAACCAACAGCGCCTTGCCGCCTCGCGCTCTCGCCAGCAGCTTGCGCGCCTTCTCCTGCAATTGGCGCTTCTTCTCGTCCGTCAGCCCTGGCGCGTTGCTCTGTGGGATGCGCGCGATCGCGTTGCGCAGATGCGGCAAGTCCAACTTGCCATCGGCGTCGTAGATCGGAAAATGCCGCAGAGAACGAGGAACTGTTTTCCCCTCTTCGTCCTTCTTCCCGCCGGCCTCGATGTACAGGAAGGCGGAGTCCGGCAGGTCGTTGATATAGCGCGCAGTCCAGACCGCCTTGCCCTCCGGCTCGTTGGCGTACAGCGCGTTCATCTGTGCCTCCGCCTCTTCACGCGTTTTGTGGCAGCCAAGCGGCTTGCCAACAGGTTGATTATCCTCATCGAGCTTATAGACGCAAAACTCGGCGTCTCGTTGCACTATCTTATATGGCATAGTATCCCGCCTCCGTTACCCGTAAACATGTTCTATCGCCAGCCAACACGCCCGCTCAATCATGCCGCCCTCAGCCACTTCCTGAGCCGCTTTCTGGTCGGTCTTCCAGCCCGTGTTGCGGTGAAATGGCTGCTGTCGTTCGGCATCTTGCACGAACGGCGCATAGGTGACGCGCGTTCCAACTATCACCCCGAACGGCTGTAGCTCAACCGCCCATGACGGGCCAAGCCGTTGGCTTTCGGCGTCAGAGCTCCGTACATAAGGCAACGCCTCTTTCCGATGGGCGAAGAAATAGCGCCTCTGCTTTTCCGATGCCCACTGAATGGGATAGCGCACGGGGCCCGGATAAACAGCGATGGCCGCCTTGACCTCGTTCCCGATGGCGAGAAACGCCGGCTGCAATGCAACGGCCAACGGGATGCTGAACTTTGCCTGTACCTGCTCAAGACCACGCACCTCAATCGTGTACGACATCAGCGCTTCATCCTCAAGTTTACCCAGCAACGGCAACGCACATGCGACGGCGGCCCATCGGTATACACGTCGCCCCATACCCGTTCCGGCTGCCCGTTCAACGGCGCGCAAATCGGGCACACGCGCTCATCGGCGCAGGTCTGCCAGACGCGCTCCATCTCCAACCCGTAGTTGCGCAATAGCTTCTGGTAGATGGCCGACCCCCGGCTGTACGCCCGCGTTATCTCGGTCACGCTAATCATCTCTGCCCGCGTCCTACCGAACGCCGACGAAAGCAACTCCTCGACGTCCCCGATGGTCATGCCGGGCGTCTCAACAAATTGCGCTATGGCTTCTGAGATTAACCCGCGCGTCGTGTCCATAATCCCGCTCACAAGCTCGTAGCTATATTCTCTCGCCCATGCCAGCGCCGCCTGATTGACGACTACGGCGTCCACGTCAAGGTTCAGCGCCGCCGCCTCGCGCAACGCCTGCTCGACGGCCGCGCTTGCTAACTCCGTCTGGAGCACGCCCTGCAACTCGCTCGCCATCGCCTCATAGTTAAACTCGCCGCCGGTCACAACGGCGTCAGCGGCCTGCCCAAGAAACGGGGCCATGCGCCGCTCAATCTCCGCCGCCAGGCGCTCCGTCGCCTCATCCGCGCCCTCAGGCTCAATTTTCAAAAATGCGAACGCCCGTTCTATTCCGGCGTCCTGCATGAGCGTTTTGACGGCCTGCGCCATCCCCGCCGGGATATGTTCTGACTCAAAGTCGCACGGCCCCCGCTTGCGCGCCTTGTTGCGCCAACGGCGCAAGTCCGGCAGGGCCGCCCCCGCCCGCTCCACCTGAGGCTCCTCTGCCGCCTGAGATTCCCGCATCTCCTGAGGCCCCTGTTCCTCAGGTTGGGCGGGGGCCTTAGGCTCTTCAGCCGGCGGCGCTTTGCTCAATCCCATCTGTTCGCGCGCCTCGGCCAGCGTGATGATGCCGGCCTCGTATAAGCTGGTCACCGCGTCGGCCTTCTCGGCCTCATCCTGCTGCAACGCCTCAATCAGCCCCGTTAGAAACTCAAACTGCAATCCCAGCGGCTCAAACAACTGCTCATTGACCGCCGCCTCAAGCTGTGTCGCTTCGGGGATGATGGTCTCCTGCCAGAATGAGAGGCGGTTTGTGCGCGCCGTCGCGTAGTTACTGGCGGGGTCGCCGACCATGCTCTCCGGCACGCCGAAAGCGATGGCGATTTGCTGACGCGCCGTCTGCGTTAGCTCCGTCATGGCCAGGTCTTTGACTGGTTGGCCAATGATCGTCGGCTTCATCCCGCCTCGAAGCACTACCGTCCGCCAGGCTCGCTTCACCCCCTCGGTCAGCTGATTCCAGACCGTGCGCACCCGCTCTAGCTCTGCCTCTGGCGGGTTTTGCTCGGTCGTCAGGATCACCGCCGGGATCGCCCCGTGCGCGAAGAAGTTCGCCGCCCAGGTGTTAGCGTTAGCCATCAACCCAGCTGCCTGCGAGACCACCGCCATTGGCGCCAGGCCTGGCCCCAGGTCGTCGTTGGGGTTCCACATGCGGAAGTAGACGATATCCTCAGGCTGGAACTGCCGGCTCCCGCCCCGGCTCTGGCGCTGTTCGAAGCCGACTATTCCTCGGGCTGGATCGCGCTTCACGCGCACGGTCTGCGCGTTCAACGGCTGGATGCCGGTCAGCCGTACACGGTTGGCTAGCTTCAGCCAATAGGCGGCGCCGAAGAGCAGCAGCGACGCCTCAGTCTGCCACCACAGCTGCTCCATGTTCAGCGGCCACTCAACCTCATTGTCGCCGCGCGTCACTTGCCAGGGGATAGAAGCTAGAGCGTTGGCGCGCAACTGGACACAGCGATAGGCCCAGGCTACGGACTGATAAAGAGCGGTCGGCTGCCCATAATCCGCCGACTGCGCCCGCATGTATTCGAAGAATTGCTCGATGGAAGCCTTCGTCGCGCTTCCCCCGCCTAGCATGCTCGTCTGCATCATCCCGCCTATATCAGGATCGCCAGCTGCCCGCCGGCGTTTTCCAGCATCAGTTCGGTCAGCGCCCATACCAGCGCGTCCATGCGGTCGGGCGACGCGTCGCCGGGCGTCCAGTTGCAAAGCTGGTCTTCTAGCTCCGGAAACGTCCCCACATGGTGCACTCGTCCCTGTTCATATAGCGCGGCAACCGGTTCCGCCCGCGTGTACTTGCCGCGACTGGCATGCACCGCCCTATAGCTCACCGTTGGATCGACGGTCATCAGCGTATACCCCACCATCTCGCCGCCATTGTTCACTTCGCCGATGATCCGGTCAGCCTTCAATTTGCGGTAGAGTGCGATAGCTTGCCTGGCCCATTCGCCTGGCGAAGCGTGCAGCGAGCGGTCTTCCAGCACGTAAGCATGCCCGTCCGCCCCCAGGCCAGCCGCCACAATCCCCGTCTCGCTCGATTCATCCTCATGCGTCGCCGCTGGATCGATCGCCACTACGATGCGCGATAGCTCTGGCGCTTTCTCTACCCGCGTACTATCCAATTGCTCAAAGCGCCACAATGCTCCCGGCGTATCGCTCAATATCTCGGCCAGCAACTCCTGGCGGCCCAACCGCGTGCCCTCATAGCGAGCGATGATCTTCTCCATGAAGGCCGGCGCCAGGTTCTCGGCATTCTCGTAGGTAGTGCCTCTGGTCGCTATCGTCTTCGGATCGGTGATGAGCTCTTTAATAATCTTCGTGGGGCGCGGCGTCGTCGCTACTACGCAACGCGGATCGCGACCCAGGCGCAGGCCGAACATCAGTTGATCCCATGCATCTGGATAGCGCCAGGCGGCCAACTCATCTGCAATCGCCCCATCATGTTGTGGTCCGCGCAGCACGTCCGGCTCGTCGGCCGAGTAGGTCGTGGCGATCGCCCCGTTAGGCCAGATCAGGCGGCGCCTGGTCGGCTCATAGCGCGGCCGGAAGTCAGGCCGCGCCTTAGCCAGGATGCCGCTTTCCCCTTCCACGAGTACGTCGCGCACATCCGCCGCAGTGCGCCCCACGATCGCCATGCGTCTGCGCCTGCCGCTCTCCACTTCTCCTCGCAGCCACTCCACCTCAGCGCGCGTCTTCCCCCAGCCACGCCCGGCCAATATCAGCCACACCCGCCATTCGCCGGCTGGCGCTAGCTGCTTTGGCCTGGCATACTCATGTCGCCAATCGTAGGCCAGGCTGAGAATTTCTTCATCAGTCAGGCTCTTCGTCGCCCGTTCCCGCGCCCGTGGCGGCAGCGAGGCGATCGATGCGATCAACGATCCGTTGCCTGATCTCTCCAATGTCGACACTGCCGCTCAGCTCCACGCGATTCACTGCATCCAGGCCGAAAATCTTGCAGCGTCTCTCGATGCACCACTGTACGCCGGCTAGCGCGTAGTAGCCGCTGGTCTTCTCCCAGGCCTCCCAGTAGACGCGTTCCAGATGATCGATGCGCGCCAGCTCGCGCGCTTTTGCTGCCTGCATGTCCACCAGCGCGGACTGCTGCCAACGGCGCTGGATAATCTTCAGATCACTACTGATCTGCTGTTGTACCACGCCCTGTTTCGCGGCGATCTCCGCCTGGGTAGCGCCGCGCAAATACAAGCGGGCCGTTTCCGCCAAGTCGTGCTCCCGCTGTGCTTTTGTACGATGTGGAGCCGGCATTTTACCATCTCCATGGTACTAATGACACATTCAGTTTAATCATCTTCAGGGGGAAGTCCAGGAAAAAGCGGAAATGGCTTTAGCAAATCTGTGTCTCTTAGCGTCTCCAAGGCCTCGTGCAAATCATTGCGCACCGTGCGATCCGAAATCCCTAGCACTTCCGCCGCCTGCTCCTGCGTCATGTCGCGATAATAGATCAGTTCAATACAGGCCGCCTGGCGGCGTGGCAGCACGCGCCATATCTCGTCGAGCGCCGCGCTGTCCTGCTGCAACAGCATTCGCAGCGCGGCGCGCAGGGTGTCCTTCAGATCCGCTGATGATGGTGGAATCATTCTTGCTCTCCTGCACCGCGTGGCCGCACCCGCGCCCAGGGCAGCGGCCGGCCGGGAAACAACAGCGCCCACGCGTCGGCAATGCGACGCACGTACTCGCGGCCGTCAACCGACCGCAGCCAGCCCGCGCGCTCTGCCCCGACCAACCCCATGTGATAGGCGATCAACGCCAGCCGCGTATCATCGCCGGTCGCGTCCAGCATCACCCGCATCATCGCTGTACCGTCTATGATGTTGTGCTCTGGGTCGCGTAGCGCCAGGCGATGCTCTAGCCCGTAGGGCATGACGCCCATCAGGCCCACCGCCCCGCACGGGCTGACCGCTGCAGGGTCACCGCGGCTCTCGACGTAGATGATCGCCGCCGTGATGTGCCAGTCAACGTCCATCTCTTGGCTGATGGGCTGGATCAGGTACAGCCATTGCGCGATCATCGGTATAACGACGCTCATGGCGCCGGCTCCCGGCACGCTGGGCACAGCCGGCGGCGCACATCCCAGCCACACAGCCGCGCCTTGCGTTCTGCCTGCCACATGGAGACCGACGACAGCGCCGCTCCACAACTATGGCAATGAATCGTCACCGCTGCGGGCCGGCCTTGCTCCTGCGCCAGGTCCTCGATGTGAGTCAACTCACGTTGCGGGCGGCCACGGCTGCACCACGGCTTGTCGCAGCGCGCCCGGTCGCAGCGTTCCGGGTGATAGCTGTTGTTCTCGTCCAGGCACGGTTGCGATGGCGCAGTAACGCCGGTGTTCATGCCCACGTAGGGCATTACAGGTTGCCCGATGAAACTACCCTTGCTCATAGTAGGCAATACTCCTTCCTGCGCCGGCGACCACGCGCCAGCGCCGCGATCACGACGCAGACGACGACAGCGACGATGGCTCGCATGTGTCCTCCTTCGCCTTGCGCCACGGGCAGCAGAAGTCAGCCGACACGGACTGCCCATAGAACGGGGACTCGCTGCTCTCGCATTGCCCCTCCCACGCGATGGTATCGAGCATGCAGAACCAACGGCACGTCTCACAAGTGTCAGGCATTGCAATCCCCCTCTCTCGCCGCGTCCAGCGCGGCCTCGTCCATCAGCGACCACCACTCCACGTCGCGCTCGTGCATGGCCGCTTCGCGTTGCCGCGCGACCTCGAGCTCATCGTCACAGCGGCCGGCAACCGCGCCGCAACACCACGCGAGGAGGCCACCCGCCGCGACCGCCGCTACAATCGCTCCACAAAGCCACCACATCGTCATCACCTCCGTGCGGTTGGTGCGTGCGTGCGCCATGCCGCCCCCCGCACGGCCAGCGCACCAATTTGAGCAGGGTAGGGGGGGGTCACCACCTCAGCAAGTCCGCCACGAACTCACACACCGACTCGCCGCCATCGTCCATCGCGGCCAGGATGTCACCGGCCGGCGCGGTCAGCCGCCAGCCGTGCCGATGCTCCCGGCTATTCCACGCCGCCCAGCCGGCGTCAATCAGCGCGTCACGCCAGGCGTCATATTGCGCTTCGTCCAGCATCGGCAGCCAGCGCCCCTCAGCCGTCCCGCCCACGTCGCAGCCGCGCACGAACTCGGCAAATGACACCGCAGCCTGCGCCGGCCGGTCGCGCCGCGCATTGACTAGCACCGGCCTATCCACGACGCGCGCCGGCTGGGCCACAACGGCCGGCGGCTCAATCGGCGTCGCCGTGGAGGTCTTCTCAGCCCACCACGAACGCCGCACGTCCGCGCTGATGATGATATAGCCGCCGATGCATACTACTCCGAACACGCACAGACCTACCTTCGCCGGCTGTGCCCAGTCTTGCCATGCCGCGACGATGCCGGCCGCGACGCCCAACAGCAGGCCGGCCACGAATGACCAGGCCAGCGGCACCAGTACGTCAGACTGGACGGTCTGGGCGCGGGTCGGCGTGTACTCGGTGGTCTCGGTGCGGAAGTCGCTCATTCCTCACCTCCCGGCGGCAGCAGCCGCCATTCCTCGCGCGGCCGGAACTGCGCCGGCGGCAGATACGCCATGCCGACGCGCCCGCCCGGCCCGATGTTGCACGGGCCGTAGACGTTGATCGTCAACTGCCGCGACTCTCGCGCCCGCTCTCGCGCCCGGTCGGCCTCGCGTGCCTCCTGCGCCTGCTCCCGCTCGTTGAACAGCGCCAGCATCGCGAGGCTCACCGGCACGCTGGCCCCGATCCCGCAGACGATGCCGACGATGACGGCCATGGCTTCCGAACTCAACTGCTTTGCCACCGCTACGGCAACAGCAACGATCAGCACTCCGACCAAGGCGAGAGCAACCTTCTTCATGGCGTCTGCTCCGTAGGCTCCGGCGAATAGTAGGTTTCTCCCGCGTCTACGTCTACATCACCCTCTAGCCCCGTAGCAGTGTGCGCGTATCCTGGCTCGCAGCCGCCACAGTCTTCGCAGCACGGCATCAGATCTTCGAGGCCACAGCCACAATCCTCTGTGCAGAGGCCATCGTACCCATTGCTTTTCAGCCACGCTTCAACGATGGACGCAACAGTCACGCGCTTCTTATCCGTCATAGCTCCACGCTCCACTTCTTCCGCCTTCTCGTCGCCACGATCACGGCGACCACGACCACGCTGACCAGGGCCAGAGCGATCTTCTTCACGGCTCTTCCACCGTTGGGAGCACCCTCTGCCGGCGCACCCGCTGCTTTGCCTTGCGTTCGCCACGCTTCACCTCGCGCCGGCACTTCCGGCAAATGTCACCGTCCTGGCCGGCAATGACCAACCGACCGCAGCCGCCGCGACACTGAACTCTATTCATCGCATTTCTCTCCTCTGCATTAGATAGCGTGTCAGCGCACGCTTCGACATCCGCTCGATCTTCGTCACGCCACGCGGCGCGAGGCCCAGGCGCAGGCGCAGGTCATTCTCCTCGCGCCGGCTCATGTGCCGGTCGCCGCGTGCGATGTGATTCCAGTAGCCGGCGCTGTGACCAAGCGCCTCGGCGACGGCCCGCCATGTGCCGAAATGCGCCAGGGCCGCCGTAGCGAGCCCTCGCGGCTCAAAGGTCTCAGCATACCGCTTGCCTCGTTTGCGTGGCGTGGTGAGCCTGTCCCAGGCCGGGACGGGCAACAGAGAGGCCGGCGACGGTAGCGATTCGGCGCTCATTTCGCGCCCTCCTGTACCGTCTCGCACATCATGTAATGCCCAGGCTGAATCGTGTCGTCCAGGATAACCCGCACGCCGTCAATCTGCTCTACTGGGTCGCCCAGCGTTGCCGCAGGTACCCGCACACAGGCCGGTGAATGATGATTTTTGATTACGTAGGCCCTCAGCCCAACCGAAATCGAGGCGCGCGGGTCGCCCACGATTTGCCATAATTTTCCCGTCGCCATTACCAACTTCCTCCTACAAAAACCATTCCGGTTTCAGCCGGCGGAGCGTGCGCTGGTGGAGCGGCGAAAGCTGCCAAATCGTTTTGATCTGCTCATCGCCGCACTTCTCCACGCTAGTCGCCCCAAGTTTCCCCAACTGCTTTCCGGTCGCGCCCGTCGTTCGACCTAATGCCGTCGCACATGCCGCAACCGTCACACCGGCCGCGCGCAGCGCCAGCAGCTTCGCATTATCCTCGTCGCTCCACGCGTGTCCCACGGTACGCACGCGCCCCGACGCCTCGATCTCGCCGGCCTGGCGCGCCCGGCAGAGCGCATTGCGCACGCCAGAGTCAGACATGCCCAGCTGGACGGCGATCTGCTGCGATGTAAGCCCGTCACGCGCCAGCTCAAGGATCGCAGAGGTGTGGCTCATTGCTCAGCCTCCATTCAGCACCGACAGGATCAAACACCCCGCCGCGCCGGCGGTGAGGAGGATAGCCATCACGAGCGCCGATACCCGATCCGCCATGTTCCAGGGCCGCTGCGACCCGCCAGAATTTCGCATGTTCATTGCAGCTTCTCCGCGACGCGCTGGATCGACTCCAGCGCGGCCAGGTCGTCGGCTTCCACCACATAGACGCAATGGTCGTCCACTACATCGCGGCTGTTGCAGGCGGGGCAGTTGACCGTCGGCTTGGCCGGCGAGAACTGGCGCCCACATGCCCGACAGCGCATCATGTAGGCCCCGCCGCCGACATGGACGAAGCCGCGCCCGAGCTCGAACTTGACCGGTTGTCGACAGATACGGCAGATTTTCATTGCTTCACCCTCCCAACAGGTTTGCCAAGATCGTCAGCGCCGCCGGCGTGTCGCAGGCGATGATCAGTAGCCCAGCCAGGATCATGAGCAAGCACACAATAGTCAGCATCACGAGGCCCAGGCTCAGGTGATTATCCTTACCCGTTTTGCACCCCTCCAAGAAATCATCTTGCCAGTTCATCGTTTCCCTCCTCTTTCTGTTTTCGTTACGATGCTTCGGCCAACTCTGCAATCGTCTCGCGCAATGTCTGCTTATGTATCGCCGCATGGAGATCGAGAGCGTCCCCGTGAGCCCTACAGCCGAAACAATACCACCTGTCATCGTTGTAAATCCTCAGCGAGGGGTTGGTATCCCGATGCAGTGGACACAGCGCCCACGCACCGCCCCGATCTCGGCTTACCACTGTCACGAGGTCGGAGATCACCACGCGGCGTTTTGCTGCGGCTATCGCGCCCTCACCACATTCGACTGCCCGGCTTGCCGCATCGTAAGGGTCTTGCGTCTGGACGACTTCGAGCATCTCGGATGCCGGCTCCGGCTTCTCAAACGGGAACACATCGGTAAGGCGTGCACATCTTGAAATCACGTTACCCCGCGAGGTGTACCGATGCCCGCTCGGATGCACGCTCGGCGGGGTCAGCACGTATCCCCAGGCCGCCTTCACGTCGATGCCTGGCACGTTGTAGCTTTCCACGATCTCTTCGACGATCAGGTACACATGCACGCCGCGGGCGCTGAATACCCGATACGTGGTTGCCGACATGGCCGCCGCCCGCTTGCTCTCGGCGGCCGCCCATCCCATCCAGGCGTCGTACGCGTCCCGTATGTCGAAGTCCAGCACTACCAGCCCCGCCCATCCGGTCACTACGCCGAGATTGCGCTGCGGGCCGGCGAACCACTGCCACAACTCGCTGTCAGTTGCCCGGCGCGTCTTGTAAGGTTCCCATACCGGCTTGCCTGCATCGTTCACAGAACCTACTGCCTTCAGCGCATCGAACGCCGGCCGCTTGCTGCGCCACCCGATGGGAATGACCGAAAAGCCGTTGGAGACCCAGGATCGTGCGGTTTGAAGTGTGTTCATGCCGTCTTCGCTTTCGTAACAGTAACGGATCGCAACAGATAATTCCGGGTTAACTGCTATATCACGCTTATAGGGTCAACTGGGGTTTATCTGTTACAATCTGTTACTGTTACATCCATCACAGCAACCTCAGCCCGATTACGCCACGTTTCACGGTGTCCACGCCGGTCAGCGGGTTGGTAGTATGTCGCAGTTCTCCCACCAAGAGGCCCTTGCCCTTCAGCGCCAGTACGAATGACCTGATCCTTTTCGCTTCCACGCCGTTGTCCGTGCTCCAATTGCGGTAGGAGCGATATACATCCTCGTTGGAAGTCCAGTGCGTCGGGTGGAGTTCGCAGCATTCGTCCATCCACGCTTGCACGTAGTCCAGCTCCGCCCGATGCCGCTTCGTCGTGCTCAATATCGTTGCCGGCGTGTGCGGCCCCAGGCCGGCCGGCCCCATCGCGTGCCACTTGATTGCGCCCTCTACCGCCCACGCCAGCACGCCCTTCAGGTTGTCCGGGTGGCGCATCCGCAACTTCAGGCTGGTATCCTCTTTGTCCACAAACGAGTTCGGAAACTCAATTACCTTCAGCCGATGCCACGCCGCGTCGTCGTCCACATCAGCGTTCACGGGATGATTGCTCACCAACCAGATTTTGTACTGCGGGCGGTAGGAGAAATGGTCGCGCCGCTTGAAGGCGCAGTAGACTTCGTTCCCACCGGTTAGGCTTTTGATCTTGCCCGTGTTCAATGACTGATACTTGTTGCTCTCCGAGGCGATCACCATGCGGGCCGGCTTCAGTGGCGCAAGATCGAAGTTCTGCGTGTCCGCGCCCCGATCTGCCGTGAAGGTAGTAAAGTCCACTTCAACGGCCAGGGGCTTGGGGAGTAGCGCCAACAGCGTTTCGGTGAAAGTGCCCTTGCCGCTGCGTGTAGGCCCGTGGACGTAGAATAGGCATTCTTCCCTGGTAAAGCCTGTCAGCGAGTAGCCAATCGCCGCCTGCATGTATTCCACTACCGCCGGCCCCCCGCCCACAACGTCGGCCAGGAATTGCCGCCATAGCGATTGATCGGCGTCACGGTCATATTCGACTGGTAAGCAGTAGGTGAACCGCTGCGCTGAATCGTGTGGGACAAGCTGCCCCGTTGCCAGATTCAGTACACCGTTAAAGCAGTTCAATTCGCTTGGCAGCGAGTCGAAATCTTCTACTGGCTCTGTGACCATGCTCTGGAATTGATAGATGCAATCCCGCACATGCTTTGAGCTTGGATCCGCGGCGCGTACCAAATCCTTGCGATCCGCCCGGCTTGCCAACATCCAACGTTGCCTCAGTGTGTGAACAGTAGCCCGCCGCATGGCGGCCTCTGCCCCCTGCGCGCTCCAACAGCGGCCAGTCCACCACAAGTACCCAAGCGCCTCAGTGTATACAAACTCCTTGCCGTACAGCATCGCCATACACTGGGCATTGCCTTCGTCATTCGCTCCCTGGTCGAGGAAGAATTGCACGGGCAGCGCCTTCGGCGGCGCTTGCGCCGGCGTGGTGTGCGTGCCGTTATTGCCATTGCCATGATCGCCGGCCAGTAGGATAGCCAGGTCAAGGTCTGCCGACATCATGTTGAAGGCCCAAAATGCGCTCGCTCTGCCGCCCTGCTCGAAAGCATCAACGAGTTCCTGCGCACGATCCGCCCACTGCCCGCAGTCCGCCGGATCAATTGGAGGTCTCACGCCAGCCAGCAGCCCACGGATCAGCGAGCGCGCCTGATCGTCGGCGTTCAAAACCTGTTTCGTATCAACCGCCATATTGAGCACCATCAACCTACCAACAGCAGCCGCTCGGTTTTCGCCGCAAGCTCTTTCACGCGATCCGCGGTGATAGCCTGGCCGCCGCTCTTGGCGGCGAGCCTTGCCAGGAAGTCACGCCCGCCCGTGCGATCATCTTCAGGCCCCACGAAGATGGTGCTGATCTTGCTCCTGTACTGCGCGGCCTCTGCCAGCGCCGCGCGTTCGTCGTCCGGCTCGCCGTCGCTGATGACGACGAACTGCATACCCTCAACATCGGCGACACGGGCAAACCGCAACGCGCCGGCCAGGTCGGTCGTGGCCCCCAGGAATTGCGGGACGCCGCCCGGGCAAAAGACCACTGTGTGCGAGAATGACAGGATAGCCAGTTTGCCCGGCATTTTTGCCTGCAATTGGGCAAGCTCCTCCAGGGCCACCTCGTAGCGGGACTTTCCGCCCCGGCTGTCGCGGTCAGACATAGACCCCGATGTGTCGCAGAGGATGATGGCGTCCGCGGCCATGAATGATTCAGCGAGCGATTGGTGCTCTTGCTGGGCGATCGCGCTCAGTGATCCAGGAACGATAGCCGTTGTGTTCAATTCCAATCCTCCATAGGGGCCTGCGCGCCGGCCGGCCAAGACGTGACCAGGACGCGCCCTTGCGCATCGGTGATATCCGACCACATGATGATGTTCTCGACGACGAACCGCCCCAGGGACTCATGCCCTTCGGCCATGATCAGCCCGCAGCGCAGCGGGGAGCGATAGCCATGATCGGCCGCGAGGGGGATCACCACCGGATCACGCCCGCGCAGACTCGCCTCGAGCGCCATGCCGGCGTCGTACTTCGCCCGCTTGACCGGCTCGTGTAGTATCTCGTATGCGTGTTGGATGCGCTTGAATTGTTCGGCGGCGTCCGGCTCCCGGCAAATGTCCGGGTGCCAAGTGCGCGCCAGCCGACGGTACGCGCTCCGAATGTCGGCGTCCGGGGCGCTGGAGGGCACTCCCAGGATCGCGTACAGCGTAGCGACTTCGTCCGGTCGCGCCTCAGCATTGAACCACTTACGCAGCGCGGCCTCGGGGAACACCACGCCCCACTCGCCGCCAGCGAGCAACCCAAACGCAGTCGGGGCGCTGTCGCCGCGATCCTTCGTCGTGCCGATGTAGCGCACGTCCAGGATGCGGGTTTCACGGGCGGCGATCATGGCCCCCAACGCCGGCAGTTGCACGCGTTCGCCCAGGTATTGCTCGGTCAAGCGCACAATCGTGTCCCCGTGTTGGGGGGCGACGCGCCAGGCCTTGGTGGCCCTATCGAATCGCCTGTCTGATGCCGGAATGGCTGCCTTCAGCGCGGTAACAAGTGATGGGTTATACGGCGTGCGCCAGACCAGCGCGCCCTTGTCTGCGGTGATAGTGCTTCCCATGCTTCCCTCCTCTCTGCTGCTGAAATCGCGGCGGGGGTAGCGATCCCCTGGCCATCCTCTGCGCCGCGGGGCGTGCTACGGCCAAAGTTTTCCCCTGATAATTTTGCCAATGAGTTGACGGCAAACTCCATACCTTTTGGCTAGAGCCTGCATGGTTACGTTTCCAGGTTTGTACTCTTGGCGAATCATTTTGACTTGTTCACTGGTTAGCTTGGCCTGTGAGTTGCGTTCGCCCCAATGTCGCTTTTCTGGATGGGTGATCATAACGTTCGGGTGGCCATAGAATCCCTTGCCCTTGCTCGCCATGTCGGCCATATTGTCAGCGTGTGTGCCAAGAAAGAGGTGATCTGGTTTTACACATCCTGGCACGTCGCAAGCGTGGCAAATCTCCATACCTGGCGGGATTGGGCCATTATCGAGTTCCCACATGATACGGTGGGCAAGCACAGGCGCGCCGTGTACATTAAACTCGCCGTAGCCCGTGCTAATCTTGGCCCCATTCCAAAGCCAGCATTTATCACCTTCTGCCTTAGTCACCTTTCCCCAAAAACGCTTGAGGGTATCTTGGTCAAGTTTCATGCGGCATACCTACATGAGGGGAAGTATTCACAGAATCTTGGTGAGCATTTCCACGTTGACGGATTTTTGATGTAAGCGCCGGCGCGGATCCCTTCCCAGGCCGATTTGATGACAGAGAAAAGCCAGAATACTTCCTTTGGCTTGTGAACAACCTCAAACGTTTTTGCCGAAGGAGATTGTCCCTTGCTGAAGACGTAATGTCTGAATCGCCACTCGTGACTAACGATGCCCTCCTGATTTAGGGCGGCAAGATACACAAGCGGCTGCATCTCTTCTTCGGCCTTGCCGTCCGCCCACATGCGGGCGGTAGTCTTGAAATCGCCGGGGATGCCATCTTTTGTCACGATGTCGATATAGCCGATGATTGGCACGGGCACGCCGGGGACGTGTAGCTCGACGCGGCGCTCGATTAGCCCATGTTCGGCGTCGAAGTTGCTGCGCACTTCGTCAAGGAGCTTCTTGACCGGCTTCGCTCTGACCATCCGCAGGCCGGTATCATGGGTTGGCTCTGGCATGCCCGACTCCCAGGCGATGTTCTGGTTGCGTTCAAGCTGTTGGCTCCAGCTTTGCGCGAAAGCCGCCTCCAGATCGGGCGCTCCCCTCAGGTATGATTCGACCGCGCCGTGAAACGCGCTGCCGAGTACCAGGTTGTCCGAGACCGGCGCTTGCTCGCCGGCCACGTACCGCCGCCGCCATGCCTCGCCGCAGAGGAGATAGCTGCTGATGCTGGAGTAGGACAGGTGCGCTGGCTCAGGCATTGCTCGCCCCCAGCGCCGCCGCGACGGCCTGCAGCTCCTCGTCTGTGCCGGGGATACGCCCATCATTCGCCGCCATGATCGCTTCGGCCCCGTACTGTGTCACCAGAGCGTCGAGCGTTGGGCCGGCCGGCTTGGGGGCCTCGGCGGTGGGGGCAGTCTGCGGGTTCTGTACCACGCTCCACGATCCTTCGATCACGTCGCCGTCGGGGGAGATGTTGGCCCCAAGTTCATCAGCGCGCTTCATGCCGCCGGTTATGTCGGGGAACACTACGTCTGCACAGAAACCAATCGCCCGCCAGCGGATCATGTTGGTGGGGTACTTCTCCCACCCGCTGCCCGGCTTCACGACGCCGGCGCGCTTGGCGTCGTCCAGTGACCACGTGACGGTATGCTCGAAACCGTTGTCGGCGCGCTTCATCCAGACCGTACACTTGTCCGCGTCTTCGGTGATCTTCATCCCGCCATACAGCGGCGACGACTGAATCAGCGCCAGCGCCCCGCGGGGGCTGAGGCTGGGCTTGCCCTCGACGACCTGGATGAACTCAAAGCTGCCCGACAGCGACAGCCCCAGCTCGTAGCCCTTGAGCATGACAGCGGCCGCCTGCTCTTTCGATGCTACGCCGAAGATGCGCGCCAGGTGCATCGTCGGTGCGACCTCGGAAATCATCTGCCAGACCTGCGGGGTCAACTGCGGGCGGTTCACCACCGCCAGTGCTTTCGTCTGCTCCATTGCTACCTCTCCTCTTTGTGACTGATTGTCATTGTCAACTCTTCGTCATCTTGCAGCCCCAGCGCCCGCTTGACGGCGCGCTTCGTGCCAATCCCGATGCCCGGCACCTTCTCCTCGTTTTCAAGCTGCGACAGCCAAATCAACGCCATTGCCGGCGTCATGGTGTACTCCAGGATTGGCTGGACTTTCTCCAGTCCTATCCCTGGCAACGCGCACAACACGCGCTCCGCTTCGCTTAGGACACGTGGGGCGCGAGTCGGGGCGACCAACATCTCCGCCCGATGGCTGCGGGCCGCAATCCGCAAAACCGCCGCCTCGTAGTCCTCGCTGTTCGCGGCGTAGACCACAAACACGCCCATTTCCTGTGCTTGCAGCAACGCCCCCTGGATCGCCGGCCAGGCCCAGCCCGTTGCCCGTCCGTCAGCCCACACGTGGCCGTCATCGCCCCGCCGCAGCTCGCCGGTAATCATCAGGTATGCCCATGGCGTCAAGGCCCTGATGCCGACGAGCTGCGGCCACAGCCGATCTTCGCGCAGGCTATTGAGAAAGTCATCCGGTGTCTTGCGCTCGACTGCCAGGAGGGCCCCGTCGTCGCATGTTGCCAACAGGTCGCCAGCGTCAAGTTGCGCGGTCGCAATCATGGCGCCGCCGAAGGTGATGTTCTTCACCCAAAGCGGTTCGCGTGTGTCGATGATCGCGGCGATGATAGTCACGGGGGCCCTCCTGTCGTTGCCTATGCTGCGGTGCAATCTGCCATGAGCAACGCCGCCGCAAACTCCTCAACGTCCATCTGCGCTTCAGGCGGGATGCTGCGGGCGTCCATCATGCTGAGGAACAACCCAGCATCGTCGAAGTCTGTCATTTCGCACCGCCCGTCATCGCCTCGGCGATGATCGCCGCAAACTCTGGCGAGTCTACGTCGACCGCTTTCGTGATGATCGTCTGCGCTTTGCAGAGCGCCTTCGTCTTGTCGACATCGAAGCCCATTTGCTTCGCGAACGCCTTGATGAACGGAATGGCGACATCGAGGTCGTGGCTGCCGTTCGAGCCGTTGCCCGCATCCTCAGCCGGCGGCTCATCCGCTTTCCCACCATCCGCGAGATAGGCGGCCCTGCACGCCGCTTCGTCGGCATATACCGCCAAGAACTTGAACGTCGTCGCTTCTTTCTCTTCGCCACTCGAAGAGCGGTACTTCCGCCCACTGGGGACCTGCTGCATCTTGGCCCACTTGCCGTTGGCCTCACGGGCGCTGGTCAGGCCCAACGCTTTTAGTGACGGCCAAACGACGCCGGCCCACTCGCGGCTTTCCGCTATCATCGAGCGGGCCAGTTCATACTTGACGTTCTGTTCGGCGAGTGGGATCATGCTCAAGTCAATCGCCGTGCGGCGATCTTCGGCGCGGTGCTGGCCGGGGTCATAGACCACTTTTCCCACGCCCTTCGCCAGAACGCAGAACCACGCCTGCACCTGAATCTGCCCGTAATACGAGCGGGGCGCGAGTGTTGCGTTACTCGCGACATCCAATGGGTCATCGTTGCTTGGGTTGTGTCCGTTCGTTGCCATGTTTTCCTCCTACTGTTTACGTTTCGTGTCTGTCGTGTCCGCTTCCATCAAGCGTCCGTTCTTTGTTCCTGTTCCTCCACCTTTCCGCGTCTCGCTTCGCTCTTGATTTTGGCGTCGATCCGCGCCATATCGGCCTGGAACTGCGCCTCGTCGGCGTCTGTCCAACCGAAAGGCTCCTCGTTCCCGGCCACGACCTGCCGGGCCTCGCACACGTCGTTGTACTCTGCGCTGCCAAGCTGCATCGTCTGGCCCAGCGTCGCCGCGACCGCCGCGGCGTCTCGGTAGGTTTCGCCGGCGTGGACGGTCAGGTGGGCGTTGCGGTAGAGGATGTCAGTCATGGGTATGCTCCTTGACGAAAGCGGCCTCAAATGCAGAGGCGGGTTCGCTGATAACGGCCTGCTCAGTAGCCTCGAAATGCTTTTCAATAATCTCCGTGGCGACTTCGCCCATCGTCACGTTGCGGCCGGTTTCAATCGTGCGTCGGGCGGCCTCGAGCATGATGCGCTTCGCCGTCCCTCTCAGCACCTTTACAACCGTCCACTTGCCATTATCCATCATGCCGCCACTCTCCGTTCGTGTTTCGTATTCTGTCACAATAATAGTAACATATTTTCAATGGCTTGTCAAGTACTTTGTTACATGAGTTTAGATCATTGTCATAATTTTAAGGTTAGATTTGCGGTATACTTGTGACATGGCGGCGAACAAAGAGCTTGGAGCCTTCATCCAACGGAGGCGCTGCTGCGCGAACTGGGCGAACTGGACAAGGCCGCGGCACGCTGGGATCGCCAGATGGAGCGCGGCGCGCTTCGCGCCGCGTCGCAGCCTACATTCGAGGAATGGCAGCGCATGGCTGACAACCTGGACGACGCGACCCTGCGGGCGTTTCTGCTCCGCGCGGTGGAGCGGATCGTCGTCGTATCAGCAGTACGTCGGCATGTTGCGTGGATATGCCGATGTACTGCACATAATGACCATAGTACGACGTGGGGGGTTGGGCCGGCGCGATGCCGGCCCTTTTGCGTATCCGGCTCGCCTACGGTGCGTTACTTCCGCGACCCCACGCCGGCCATCCCCAGCAGGTTCACGACCCCCTCGTAACCCCACGTCGCCAGACCTGTGCCGGCTACCGACATCAGGATGCTCTGGACGATCCGTTCGCCCAGAGTGCCCTGGGCGATGATCAGGATCCCGACCGGCAGCACCAACAGCAACGTGAGCCCCAGGGCCAGCAGGTTAGTCCACCTCCAGTCGGGTAGATAATGTTTGACCCACTGGGTCATCAGGGCCGACCAGACCGTGGCGCCTAGCAGCGTCCAGAGCGCCTGGGCCGTCACCGGAAACATGTCGAAATTCATCGTCTCACCTCCGTTATT